TCCGATCTATCAAACAATGTACCAAATAGAATGATGTATTTGCGAATTGTGTTATGTGACCATGTCTGACCGAACATTATGCTGTTCCTTCACTGAATGGATCAACTTCAGACCAATCAAAGATGTCATTAGCCTCGGCTTGAATTTCTAGGTTGTCGGAGTTGTAGTCGTGTGTTTGTGAGTCAAGATTATACGCGCCCTCGACAATATGGTATCCTTCTTGATCAGTAATAGCATAACCATCTTGAGTAAGGATGCTGAATGCAGACATGTTGGTTGTGTATTCGCGCTCGATTGAATCTATCTCGGTAATACCTGTTGAAAGTCTTTCGCCCGAATACTCATACACTTCACATACCATATCATAAACTTGAAGTCCACCAAGCTGGAAGAATATAGCTCTGTCGCTCACATACTTAACTTGATATAGTTGAGGTCTACCAGGATTCAATGTGAAGTAGATTAGATCCCCTTCGTTGGGAACTTCTTTACCAATATAGCTACCAATCTCATCACTAAAAGTTCTCTTTGCAATAGAGAACGTTACTTGATCGCGGATCTGCAAACCAAATTTGGACAGGAAGATACCGTCCCCCTCATACCCATCAACAGACTTTATGTATACATCAACAAGATACGCAGAGTTATAGATCGACAGGGAATCCTCACCGTAGATCTCATCTAGATCTTCGATCTGTCTCGGGCAATAGTAGACATCGTTGCCGTACATTCTAACAGATTCAACAACTAGATCCTGGATCAGCTGCTGTTCGTTAGATGCGCCAAAGTTGTTGAAGTATACCGAAGCTACCATAAAGTGGGACCTTTAGCCGATCATGTCAGTGACAGGAAGACTGAAGGAAGAGATCATTTCATCTTCCATCTTCTGAAGCTCAACAGTTGCATCGTCGTAAATCTTCTCGCCATTGAACTGGACGCCGCCTGGAAGTTGCATACCAGTGAACTTTGTTAGGTTAGAACCCCACTGTCTCTTAATCAGAGTAGTGGTGTAGTTCTGAAGCCATCTATCGCCCCATGCATCTGTATACGTATTAGGATCTACAACTTCATACGCTTCGATCAACAGAAAGACTCCAATGTCCAGTGAGCCCCAATCCATGTCAATATACAATTTGTTTGTGTGACGGTTGAACCGTAGAGGCTGCTTACCAACAAGAAGCTCGGTGATAAGACCGAGATGTTCCATTACCATATAGTATGGAACCATGGAAACAGATGTCAGTGTATAGAGATCGTTCAATGCAATCTGATAACGGATATTGAACATATCATCAGACGTCATTGATGGATCGCCAATAGAAAACACGTTTACCGCCCCCAGAACGTTCTCTGGCAGCGTAATGTACTTGTTGTTCATGTCTTGCTGAGTGACCTGATGCTTGTAGTAGATCTTCTCGGTGCCATCAAAGTGGTAGTCCCAGTAGTACTTCAAAGCCTCGTCGATGCGATCTTCGACTTGATCGTCGTCGACGTTGATTTCGATTACGGGTTTACCTAGCTTACGAAGGCAATATTCTTTGAAAGCAGCTCTTGTTGTAGGTACAGCCATTTTGATACATTCCTAGATTCGTTTCGTCTATTTATCGAAACTTAGGACCTTGAATCCACGATACCAGTGACCTACGCACGCCTTTAGTTACAGGAGTCACTCTATGAGTAAGAAACGAAGGGAAGACAACCACGGAGCCTTTTGCTCTAATCTGATCTACAGGAAGCTGAGGGTGTTGAGGATCGAATTCGAAATTACCTCCCTCATAGTCGGAAGGATCAGACAGCTGAATCACAATTGAAAGTTTACGATCAAACGCTGTTGGGTTCGCCCAGAACGTATCGTGGTGCCAATCGTATTTGCCATTCTGCTCTGCAGTATACTTTGTGTACTGAATGTCTGGTAGATATGTGATGTCAAATCCAAAAGCATTCCTATTGGCTTCGTTTGCATAATACCACAACACATCTGTGACAAACTTGCTCGGTCCATCATTGGGATTGATCCACCTGATCTCACTGGATCTGGCTCCCTCATTGTGTGTGGATCCATCAAACCCGAGGCCTGCATTGGCTGTAGGATATTGATCTCCAATATCTATAATGCTTTTTATTTGATCATCTCTTAAAGATGCGTGCCAAAATTGCCATAACTGATTCATAATATACTTTCTTTATGATTAGATATCAATCGACTCGAAGTCTACTTGTATATCTGCGGATGCCGTAACACCACCACTTGTTACGGTACAACGATAGATGCCGCTCTTCTATTGGCCGTTAGCAAGCGTGGTAGTGAAAGTAGTGGAGGCAGATGTTGAACTATTAATTGTATAACTATCGCCCGAGACAAGTGTCCAAGCGTAAGTATATCCCCCAGCACCTCCGGAGGCAGTCGCGGTTGCTGTCTCACTAGTAGCGCTACCGGCACCTGATCTAAGTGTATACAAGCTCCCCGGGCTAATAGATATAGTCGGGGCATTAGATTTACCGCGCAGATCAGATAATGAAATAGTACCGGACGCTATACCAGCCAGCGTACGTACATTTGCTTGATTCAAGGATATAGTCGCAGTTGACGATAATCCAAGCTCAACGTTGACGTTAGCTAGTGATATAGGTCCGGTAGTGGGTAATGTCATCTATTAACCTTGTGGTTGTCCTAGCTGTGCTTGTGCCTGCTGGAACAACTTCTTAAGCATTGGATCCACCACACGGTGCGGAAGTTCTTGTAGTGCACCCATGATGATGTTCAATTCATTGACCTCTACAGTAAGATTTACAGTAGGAGCCTGAGGAGCCTGCTGGTTTTCAACAAGCTTCGGGTCGAGTTCTGGATTAGTAGCCATAATATATTCTCCTTAAATTATGTATTGGCGGTTGTTGTTGAATTAGCATTTGGTTCGGCCCATGGTAGGGCACCGGCATTGACTTCAATCATTGGTTTGACGATTGCATCAATTTGTTTCTGAATCTGCTCATCAATGTGAGCCTTATAGCCAGGATTGCCGTTGACAACAGCTTGGATCCAGCTGAGAACTTGAACTTCGGTCAGATCTTCGTATGATGTAAAGTTATCAGCATCGACCTGATCTGGTTCAAAAGGTGTTGCCCCGTTAAATGTTCCGCTATTATTAGCTGTGTCTGTTCCTGTGCATTCCCAATATGTTTGGACGATGATGTCGTTGAGTTCTGCAGAAGGATCATCCTGCTTCTTTAGACTCTTAATCTTCCAAGTATATGTAAGTGTCATAATTATTTATTCTCCAAAGAGTTGATTTTTTGTTCTAGTCTATTTATGTGCGCTTGCTGTTCCTTGATTGCTTCAATCAGAAGGCCAACCATATTGCCGTAGCGAACCGCTTTGAAGTTTTCGGTGCCTTCTACATCTGTAGCAGTATATATCACCTCAGGTAGAACCTTTTCTACTTCTTGGGCAATCACCCCAGTAGAACGGCTGCCATCCTTCTTATAGTTAAAGTTTACACCGTTGAGTGTAAGTAGCTTCTCAAGAGCGTTTGGAATGTTCTCTATATTATATTTTAGATTTATATCGGATGGAGAACCATATGCTGTAATGTTACCCGAAGCAATAATGTCGCCGCCGTTTGTCAATGCACTAACAGCACTACCGCTTCTATTTCCAGCGTGAACACGGACACCATTTGAGAATCGCATTGCGCAATAACCATCATTCAAGTCAACAATGTCACCATCGTCAGCAAGAATAATTCCATTGCCACCAACGTTACCACCTGAAACATGTATGCCGCCAGCAACATACATTGCGTTACTAGCCGTACTTGCAGGATCAAGATAATAAGCAGTGTTATTACTATCGTAAAAAATAGGTGCTCGTGTGTCCCCTGCTGCACTTAAAATACCACCAGTTGTGAGTGATGCGGTGGTAGCATATCCAGTTTGATTACGGAAAAGTATAGTGCCGGTATGATCAATATAATTGGTACCAGATGCGCTTAGGTTCAATTCAGCAAAAAGAGTAAGAGTACTTAAAACGCTTTCTGAGTCAGCATCGACGTAATATCCGGTATTATTATTGTCTTTAAAAACTGTTGCTCTTAATTCCGCGCCGTATGCATTGTCATAAAGTGCAATTCTGCTCCATGCAGTCGAGCCAGATCCACTTGTAGATCTGTAGAATACTCCTTGGTCATAAAAAGTAGACGCAAATTGCATTGAATAGTAGTTGGCATCATTGGAGTGAGTTGTGGCAAGTAAATGGTGCCAGCTACCAGAATTCGTAGGCCATCCTTCAGCAAGAGTGCCACTATCGTGTTCGTAGAAGCCCGAGTCTACTCGGGTTGTAATGTCGGCTCTACTGGTAGCATCCCCAGCGAATGTTGGAGTGATAGCTGATGTAGCAGTGGTGGCAGATGTCGCGGAACCACTAATGTTCATTGTCTGACCGCTGATAAACGTAGCTATGGATGCGGCTGTACCCGAGCGGTAATAATTGTCGCCAGCCTTAACCATTACAGCGCTTACGCCAGAGCTCACACTATTATCGGTAGAATTAAAATAGTTATTGAAGATGTATCCGTTACCATCGGCCGCCACAACTCGGTTAGCTACAGCCGCACTTGCAGATGGTGTTAGCCCCCCAACCGTTGCAGCATTGCCAGTAACACTAATACCCCAAGTACCGGATGCACCAGTACCTGTTAGAGTTGGTGCATAGCTATTGTAGTTAGCATTGGTTAATACAGTTTTAAATGCGGTCCATGTTGAGCTATCAGTCTTGTTTCTAAACTGCATTGACCCACCATAGGTAAATGTCATTTGAAGCGGACCTAGAGAACCTCCTGCATTAAATACGAGTATTCCCTGACTATCTGAAGGATTAATCTGAGTATAAAAACCATTCAAAGTAGCAGTATCTATACTAGCCTGAAGTACACTACCCCTATTAACCATGTAACTACTAAAGTCAGATAGACTACCAGCGCTACCGGTAACATTAATTGCCCAATTGCCAGATGCGTCTCCACCTGTGCGTGTTGGTACGTTTAACGATGCTCTGAAACCAGTAGCATCGTTTTTACGTATGTAATTGTCAGAAGAAGAATAGAAAACTGAATCCGTTGTAGCTCCTGACGCGCCGTGAGACATATTGAAATATTCGGCAAACCCATATCGTCTATAATCATCACCATTGCTATCTCTCTGCACAATATGGTTAGCTGTAGCAGCTGTGCCAATATTACCCGCAGATAGCGAACCTGGGAAAGTGGTATTACCACTACCATCTAGTAAAGTAGCCGTGCGAATAAGTGTAGAGAATACACCAGTGTACTGTCTTACGTAGATAGGCTCAGTACCATCATCAGCAGTCGCAATTTCAAGATATCCAGCATTCGTACCAGTAGCACCAATAAGAATACGAGCTTGGTCGTTGTCGCCCATATTTCCGCGTACAAGCTCAGCAGATGTAGTTCCTGTTACTGTTTTAACAACAGCTGCTGCTGATAATGTAGCAACGTTGGCAGACAGCGTGCTGTTCAATTGATATGATGCAGCTGCAGTACCACCTAGGAAAGAAGCATTGTTAGCACTGATGGTAGCAATATAAGCGCTGTTGACAGTAATCGTGCCGCTAGTGTCAGTTAAGCCTGTGCTGAAAGTATAGGTTGTGTCATTATCAGCAGCCCAATATGCAGCTGTACCATTGGAGTGTAGAACTTGCCCAGCAGTTCCAAATCCACCATTTGCAGAAAGTCCTACCGACCCGAAAACCACGTTGCCAGAAAATGTGGTGATGCCAGCTACCGCAAGGGTTGAAGAGACGTTAGCAAACCCAGTAATCGTGGTATTGCCGGCAGCAAGAGTAGTAATACCCGATGCTGCACCAGCAGCTACAAGCGATGAGATAGCAAGTGGCTGGCTATTGGTAGACCAGCGATCGTTTGTTTCATCCCAGATGAATTGAACGTTAGCAGACGTCCCACGCATGATCTCGATGCCAGCATTCTCGGATGGAGCTGCTTCACCCAGATCTGCATTCAGAGTAAGTATATTATCACCAACGTCAATTGTTGTGGTGTTAACATACGTTCTAGTTCCTGAAACAGTCAGGTTGCCAGATAGCGTCAGGTCTGTAATTGAAAGCGCAGAGTTAACATGAATGCCAGCTGTGTTGACAGTCAGTGTCGAACCAGTTGTGACTCCGAGAGTTCCTGTCGATGTAATAGGTCCACCAGAAAGTCCATTTGCAGTGGCAATAGAGGTGACTGTACCAAGATACTGATCCGCCGAGCTAATAATAATGTGAGTAGCATTTGACGATATATTAGAAGTACCTGACCCCGTAAACGTCACATCATCGTTTGCGTTACTCGAGTCTTTCAATCTCAGTATGCCGGCGTTGACTGCAGTGTTAGCTACAGCAAGAAGGTCGTATGTTGTATCCCCATCTGTGTCCCAATAAATGGTCGTGCCATTAGAATGTAGTACTTGGCCAGCAGTCCCAATTCCGCCATTAGCATCCAATCCAACTGCAGTTCCGACAACTAAACGCGTAGTATTGGCAATAAACGATGTGCCCACAGAAAGAGTAGCTGAGTTGACAGATGATGTCGCATTGACAAAACCCGTAACAGTAGTATTAGCAAAAAGAGTTGTACCGGATGTTCCGTATCTTGCAAAATAAGACGCGCCTGAACCGATAGCAACGCCACCATTATTCCCTGGTGGGTTAAACTCGACGAATCCTTGCTGAGTAGAATCTGTTACAAGACCCAAGCGTGATGATGCAGTTGTCCAGTCGAGTGTAGCGCTTGTTGTATTACTTCTATACGAAAGTACTTTTATTTTGTTAGAGTTGCTATTAATACCAATAAAATCTGCATAGGAATGCGCTGGTAAAATAAAAATATTGCCCGTTCCCGCAGAAGTAATATTAACATTACTTGTTCCAGCGAGAGCTGCAGATATTGATGTATGCAGCGTTACAGAGTTTACAGTTCGAGCATTCACGTAGTATGATATAGAAGTAGAAGTACCCCCGGGAGATGTACCATCAGTACGAAGAACGACAAATTGACCATTGCTCCATCCGTGATTTGATGCAGTAGATATTATATCTGTTATAGTATCCACAGCGGAAACGTTAGCCACCGCTCCAAGCGCGCCGAGTGTTGTACTGGTTTGTACTGTAAAAATAGACTCTGAATTAGCTGTTGAACCAACAGCAACTTTATTAGAACCTGAATCTACAAAAAGCGTGCCCGAGTCTACGTTTAATGCGTTAAGAACAGAAGTAGAAGCAGGATCAATATAAAACGAAGTATCTGCGCTGTCGTAGAAGATTGGCGCGCGCATATCATTAGCAGCAATAACAGCACCAGCAGAAGTAATGCGCATACGCTCAGTTAGGGTGCCGGTCGTAGCGGCGGATGTATTGAACACCATCGACATTCGCCCACCATTGGCGATGTCAGAAATTGCGTCAATAGAACCTTGAATTTTTGGACCAACGTCTGATGTGTCGGCAGAATAAAAACTAAAACGACCCCAAGGCGAGGTGGTCGAAAAATCGCTCGCAACAGTAGTAGTAGAAATCCGCATTTCTGTTGGCGTCGGCGTAGCCGAACCGGTGGCACTTGAAACTTCAAAATTAACAGCTGGTGTTGTTGTGTTAACACCGACTCTATTATTTGTACCATCAACAAAAAGGAGACCCGAATCAAAGTTTGCATTAGCAGCAAATGTTGCAACACCGCCAACCTGCAACGTTGTTGATACGTTAGCAAAACCTGTGATGGAAGTATTGCCAGCAGCAAGGGTGGTAACGCCGGATAGAGAACCAGCCATTGTAATAGTACCGGCATTGATATCCCACCTTCTAGTAGTAGCACCGAAGGACTTGCCTTCATTATTTGATGCGGGGAATATACCGGATGTATTACCGATAAAGAAATTAGTCGTATTACCTACTCTAAGCTGTGCTGAGTCCGATACAACATTAACAAAACCTGTGATGGAAGTATTGCCAAGACTCAATGAACGAGCGGTTATTGTTAATGATCCATTTCCCGATACACCCGAACCCCCGCTGGCGGCAATACGCGCATCAAAATCAACGGCGGTCGCGCCAGTGTTGAAATCTATGTAAGGAAAAGTGGCAGTACCACTAGTATTACCCAATGATATTGAACCACCAGAATCGGTTGCTATTACTACTTTACCAGAACCTGACGCAGTAGTAATATTGCCGGTAGTGTTGATAAATCCAGTAATCGTAGTATTGCCAGCTGCGAGCGTAGTAATACCAGACGCTGCTCCAGCAAGAGCAAGCGATGTAATCGATAATGCAGAGTTGACATGAATACCTTGAGTGTTAACTGTCAGTGTCGAACCCGATACAACACCAATCGTGCCGGTTGTGGTAATAGGTCCACCCGAAAGTCCATTTGCTGTTGCAATAGATGTTACGCCTTGGTCGTCTGTTGACCAATATGTAGCAGTTCCATTACTGTGAAGTGTTTCACCTGCAGATCCAATTAGGCCATTAGCAATAAGGCCTTTTACACTAATAGGGTTGAAGAAATGCTTTGTATCTTTAGCCATTTGTTAACTCAATCAGTGTTGTGTTGCTTACTGGAACGGGAACGTAGCTAAACTCAAATGGTATAGTCTGAAAGTCGATCTCTGATACTTCGGTATAATAGACAGCGGTCTGTTGAACAGCAGCAGCTCCATTATAGCTATATATCGTTACACCAGAAGTATATGAATATGCTAGTTTATTTGTTAGCTGCTGAGGCCCAACGTTTACTGTGTTTATGAAAACGTTATTGGACGCGTCTACGTGGACTCTATTAGAGTTCATCACAGCAACATTGGATCCTGCAGCGACACTTGACCACTTAAAGTAGAATGTGCCGTTAGACTGATTATAGGTCTCGAACGGATTAAACTGCTTAATAGAAGGTGTTCTATACTGTAGTTCAGTTCCTACAACACCAAAGCCATATGAAACATACACTGTGTTGGATGTGGCTGTAAAGTCAATATTGTAAGTAGTCTCTGTCGTAGTGACTTCCTGAATAGCAATGTCTTCAGCAGCAATGGAAGTTCCAATCGAGATCGCAGCTGCCTGTCCTCTAACCGCACTACCACTATAAACAACTGTAGAAGGAACAAAGAAAGCGCTCGCCTGCACTCTGTAGCGCTGGTTCGGAACAACGTCTAATTCAAGGTACTGAGAATTTCTGTGTTGACCTGACGACCTTATTACTGTATAATCTCCATTGGATTCTTTCGAGGAACCATTGTAAGAGATAAGACTGTTTGCGCTATACAACTCAGCTCCAGTCATTTCAGGGCCTAGAACATCGGTCGTGACATATTCAGATGTGTTGCCAAAGAAGTTGTTATTGGCAGCTCTGATAGTCATGTTGTTTGCGCCGCCCTGGAAGTAGATTCCTACCCCTTCGGTGTGCCTGATATTCTTTCCACTGACTGTATGCTCTGCATAGAGATTAGCAGGTGTAATTGTTTTCACCATAGTGAAAGTGGTAGGATATACTGTAGGGGTACACTTTATCTCCCCAACATAGTTGTTGATAGATGTTGTAATCTCGTCTGGTCTAGTACCACTTACAGAAATACTATCCTGAGTCTCGGAGGTAGTAATCCCATCTGTAGTAATTACCATCTGCGATACAGAAGAGTCACTCCCAGACACCACATGAATGTCCAGGGTGACCATCTTCTCTGTGGCAAGATCAAAAGTATCTAGCACATGAGCTGATAATGAATTTGCTACGTAGGTTATAGTTGTCATCTAATTAGATTCTTTACCATGGTAACGCCGGCGTTATAACAGTGGGGTAGATCTGGCTTGTGATCTGCCCAGCGATATCGGCTTCATATGCCACAATTTTTTCCTCTCCTAAGGTGCTCTGCACCCACTCAATTACTTGGGTCTCTGTAAGATCTGCATAGGGAGTAAAGGGGCTACCTTCGACCAATGACACGCCTGTCGAGTCGTATACCGATCCAATATATGTGCCGTCGATACCAGTCAGTGTCCAGTGAACGTTGAAGACCACATCGGTCATACCATCGAGTTCGGGGTAGGCGTCCATCTGCAAAATAGCCCAAGTGTTAGTAATAGTCATTGTTAGGAGCTCCATGGTAAAGGAGGAGTGGTAGTTGGTGGGTTGGCGAGGTTCTGAATCTGAAGAGTTAAGTTGGATTCGTATGCCGCGGCCTGCTCTGCTCTCAGCGCGCTCTTGACCCACTCGATCACCTGCTCTTGCGTCAGGTCAGCATAAGGAGTAAACGGGGTGCTTGAATTGATGGGGATGTTTACTGTGCCATGTATAGAAGCCAAATGCACATTGTCCGTTCCAGTTAAAAGCCAACCAATGGTATACACCACGTTTTGCTCACCAGCTACCTCTGAGTAGCACTCGAGATTAGTAATTGACCACGTCTTTGTAATTTGTGTCATTTTGACCTCCAATTAAAGTCTGCTAGTCGAATAGCAATATTGACGCCAAAACCCACCACCGTCGCAGAACGCAAAAAACGATCCGTGGTGAGGAAGCGTGGTGCCTATATCACTGCCACCGGGGAATGCAAGTGTAACGTTGTTGCCGCTGACATTTGAGATAGCAAAACCTTCCCCAGAGGCAAATCCCGTCGATGGAAACGTGATCGTAATGCCTGATGTGGTAATAAGAATGTTTGTACCGCTGTCAGCAGCTCCAAGAGTTTTTGTCGCGTCAATAACATTCTGACCACTTGAGCGAATACCGTGAGTTGCCCACGTTGGCGCGGCGCCCGAGCCGCCAGACCGTAACACTTGACCTGCAGTGCCGTAGTTAGCGCCACCAATTCCCAACTGCCCAACAGAACCAATTCTGAAACGCTCGGCAGTTGTTGTGCCGGTCGTAAAAATCATATTGTTGTCGTCGTTGTAAATTTGACTGTCGCCACCGGAAGTCGTTGTACCAGTCGCGGAGCCGATACGAACATCGCCGCCGCCAGTAAGTCGCATATCTCCCGCAAGAGTTAATTTGTACGCTGGAGAAGTGTCCCCAATCCCGACGTTGCCCGAGCTGGTGATGCGCATTACCTCCGTACCACCTTCACTGAAAGCAATAGTGTCCGCAGCAGGGGACCACATCCCTGTGTCCGTATCGCCAGTAAACGTATGAGACGGCGTTCCGGTGGCCCCTAAGCCAGCGCTAAGGCGTGTAGTGTGGAATGCTCCCGTAGTGTTGGCAATGAATGAAGTGCCGACTGTTATAAGGGCAGAGTTGACGCTGGTACTTACATTAGCTGTACCTAAAACTGTGAGTTTAGCATTTAAGTCGGTTGTACCGATACCCAAACTACCATTCATGTAGTTGTTTGCTGTACCCGAACCATAAAACCCCCATTTGTTTGCACCAGCAGTAATTTGACTCCAAAATCCATACACATTTGAAATAGCAGTAGCGTTAAAGGCAGTATACTGGAAAACATTACTTGGTGCGGTCGCACTAGCCCATGACGGTGTACCAGCACTAAATGTATAAATTGCATTAACAGTTCCAGTATAACTTACTAAAGAGTCTGCTCTTGCAAAAACACCGTTAAGGTTTGTTATATTGTTTGCCGATGATACAATAGTTGGTAGGAATAACAGACCATATAATGCAGTAAGTGTTCCTGCCCCTTGCGGAGAAACTTGAGATTGCATCGTGAACATATTCTGCTGGCCAGTTTGGGTAGAATTTATCTGACCACTTAAACTTATATAACCACCAGCATCCGTAACAGTACCAGTTTGGTTGATACGGTTAGATAGGGATAGAGATCCAGTAATCGTTGTATTACCCACTGCTGCAGTAGTTACGCCAGATAGAGCCCCTGCAAACGAGCCGGTTGTTGCATTCAAAGCCCAGCGGGCCGTTGTATTACCTAAAGCATTGCCAACAGTATTTGATGTGGGAAAAACACCTGTGGTATTTGCTCTAAAGTTTGTTGTAGTAAATGATGCAGCGTTTACAGTACCTGTATGATATGCACCTGTAGTGTTGGCAATGAATGAAGTGCCGACAGTTAACAAAGCAGAGTTTACAGATACAGAAGCATTAGCAAAACCAGTAATCGTGGTATTGCCGGCGGAGACTGCGTTTGAAAATGTTGCTGCCCCACCACTATTTAACGTCAAGTGTGTTGTCATGACACTATTGTTGCCACCCTGAAATAATAAATCTCCGGTTGAGCGATTGTAGTTAATTCGTTTTATTCCACCAGTCTGGTCAAACGGCTGGCCAAAGCTAACAATAGAATTTGCGCCGATGTTGCCAAGGCCAATTTGGTCAGTCCCGTTGCCAGCCGCCAGTGCCTGTTGTGGAGTAGATGTTCCGATACCAACATTACCATTTGCTACGATAAAAGCAGCAGTACCAAACGTTGCGGTATTGGTCCCTACTTGTAGGGTGGTTGATACGTTAGCAAAACCAGTAATCGTGGTATTGCCGGCAGCAAGAGTGGTGATGCCGGAGACTGCGCCAGCAAAGCCTACTGCACTTGTTGTCTTATTAAATGTGAAGCTTGAAGATCCGTTTGCCCCACCAGAGTCATTAAATAAAACTTGTGTGTTGGATCCACCTATAACCGCAGCTGCACCTACCGAACCAGTGAATCCTACTGAACCAGTGAAGCCAGTAGTTCCTTGAGGGCCCTGGGCCCCTACTGACCCCGTGAATCCAATTGGTCCCTGTGCACCTTGAGGACCGGTCGAACCAGTGAAACCAATTGGTCCTTGTGCACCCTGAGGCCCGGTTGAACCAGTAAAACCAATCGGGCCTTGTGGTCCTGTTGCACCAGTAGAACCAGTAAAGCCTGTTGTTCCTTGAGGGCCCTGGGCACCAATAGAACCTGTAAAGCCAGTAGTTCCTTGGGCACCAATAGAACCTGTAAAGCCAGTAGTTCCTTGGGCACCAATAGAACCTGTAAAGCCGGTAGTTCCTTGGGCACCGGTAGATCCAGTGAATCCCACCGAACCAGTGAAGCCAGTAGTTCCCTGAGCACCAGTAGATCCGGTGAAGCCAGTTGCACCTACTGAACCTGTGAAGCCTGTGTTTCCTTGCTCACCAACAATTATAGCTTCCCACTGAGCAGTGTTAGCGTTATATACTTTTGCTACGCCCATCTTTTATACCTTAATTCGTTTACCTGTAGAATTTTATATACCTTATTTATTTACTAAAAGAACATCATTAACATATTTCCACCCGCTGTTAGAGCGGGAGAATTAGTAAAAATGACGTTTAAGTTATTGCCGCCATCTGTCGAGTTTGCGCCAACATAGAAGCGATTTGCTTCGGTTACGCCAATGTCAGTGACATTTAAGTAGTCAATACCGGAGGTAACATTAGTAATGTCGAACGTGCGACGGGTGCCTGCCGTTGCGCTGTTTACCGTAACTATATTGCCGGCAGAACCAGTAATGCTCCATATACCAACAACCATTGTGCCTCCGGCATTATGCCTAATTGTATGAGCAACGGTCTTTGTTGAGGCAAGTTCAGTAAAGGTGTTTATTCCTCCAATACTGGTTGTAGAAATACCGGTTGTGCCTCCCATAGTCAATTTATTAAAAGAAAGCCCGCCCGCATTAAACGCCCTTGTAGTTGTTGTATTGTTAGAAAGCAGAATATCTGCCGTGTCTTTGTTAAACGTAAGATTCGTCGTTACTTGAGTATTCCAGATCGTACTAATACCAGTTATTGTCCACAACCCAGACCCCATTGTTATGGTTCTGACATTGCTATTGCTTGAAGAAACAGAGTTACAAGTTACGTTATAATTATTTGCGTTAAAAGTTCCTTGTGTAATAGTTAAGACGGTTGCTGTTAACGCATCTCCAAGAGTTACTGTAATGCCAGAACCATTAATTGTTATGCTGCCAAAGCCTTTACCCGCAGTCGTTAGCGTTCCTGTGCCGGTAAACGTCATAGCGCCAGCATAAGGAAAGGACATACCCGCAACAAGCGTGACGCTGCCGGCTACAGTGATTCCTGCAGAACCAGAGATTGTTCCGGCAAACCCAGTACAGTTGATTGACTTTGCGCCGGTATTGCCCGTAGAAATTATGCAATTGCCTGTGGACAAGTTTGTAAAAAACACGTCGTCAGCAGTGGTAGGAACCGACGCGCCGCCAGCACCACCAGAACTAGTTGACCACTTAGTCCCTGCCGTACCGTCCCAAGACGCCGAACCGCCTACCCAATAACGGTCAGCCATATTAGCTCTCTACAGGCTTCAGGTCAACTTGACTATCAATCTCAACTTGCTCATAAGTTATATCGTCAACTTCAACATACTCAGGCGTTGGTGGATTCTCAACAGCAAACAACCAGTTGTTTAGACGCTCGGTCTTCATTTCTGTGATCTGTTCTTCTGTATGCGAGGAATCTTCTGGGAGATATAGAGCATCCCGAAATGTACCATATTGTGTTTCAAATTCAAAATCAATCTTAATCATATTTTACTCCTCTTATGCTTGTGTCGTTACAGCTATGACGTCCCAAAAAACATCAGTAGTGTTATAGATGCAACCAACATATGTTATCTTTGTTGCAACCGTGGTGGTTGGCAAAGTAACACCTACTGCTCTAAACGCCCCGCTACTCGTGGTCCAAGTAATACCTCTTCCGGTGCCATTATCCTCAAATCTCAATATTAATCTTTGGCCATCTACCGGTGTGCCGCTGGGTGTTAAGAGTGTGATTGCGCCGGTTAAACCAAAGGCATTGAGAACATCAGTAGTGTCTCCATTTGGTGTTATGTTACCTGAAGTTACACCAGCAGAGACAACTCTAGGATTTATTCTTTTGTTTGTTAATGTTTGTGTGCCGTTTAAATTAACAAAGGTCCCTTCAGCTCCGAGCACAGAAGTATCCACCCAAAGAACATCTGTTGCAACTGGAGCAGTGTTGGAGATTTCGACACCGGTTTCGCCTTGAGATCCCGTAAACCCATTAGACCCAGTAAAGCCTGTTGCACCACGTGACCCCGTGAATCCGATTGGACCTTGAGATCCTGTAAACCCAATCGAACCAGTAAAGCCAGTTGTTCCTTGTGGTCCTTGAGCACCAATAGACCCAGTAAAGCCAATAGGTCCTTGAGCACCTACTGAACCTGTAAAGCCTGTTGATCCTGTATATCCTGGATTGTTTGACCAGTATGCAACAGATCCGTTTGAGATTAATGCCTGGCCGGCAGTACCAATTGAACCATTTGCTATGATGCCTCCGGTTAAAGTGATGTTACCATTTGCAAGAGTATTACCCTGAATAAACAGCCGCGCCGAACTTGTGTTGGCAGAGCCAATAGCAACGTTACCACTAAATTCGGCTAAGCGAATATTACCAACATCGAATACTTCGATTGATGGAATCCCGGAAATATCATTGACCGAAAATATTGTTCCGGTCAATGAATCCACAATACTGAATAGCTGCCCACTTTGGCCACTGAACGATAGTGTGCCTAGAGTGTCGAGGAAAGTTGCAGTAATACTATTCGCAAATGCGCTATTCGATGAGCTAAAGCTAATATTAGGCGCCTGCAGACCATTCTTGGTCAGAAATCTTTTATCATTTGCCAACGTTCAATCTCCCAATTGGCGATATGTTTTATTTATGTTAACTTTGTGAGTCTGGCATATGTTATTAGATTCCGAACCTTCCTCTTACAGCATTAAAGTTCTGTGAGACTTCTGCTGCTGTGAGTGTTCTGTTGTAAATTGATAAAATTGCAAAATCACCATCTAAGTTTTGCGCTGGATCAAATCCAGCTCCAGGCGCATCTGCTTCTTGTCCAATAATTAAATATCCACCCGATGTAGGTCCAGAACCTGCATTTATAGTTTGTGTTCCAACATATACACCATTCATGTAATATAAACTAACACCTGTTGTTCTTGTTCTAACCCACGTAAAATTACACCACACATCTTTCATGTCTGGAACAGTGACTTGATATCTGTTACCCAAATCATGTGGGACAATGATGGTAGAGCTATCAGTATATAACAAATATGTGTTATCGCCAGCGACGCTATATGTAAATGGGGTTTGGCTGGCGCCAGCAAAATTTGACCTAAACCAACAACTAAACGATATATCATCAGTAGGAATACTATAATTATCATTCATTATGTATTGAGTGGTTTGATTATTTGAAAAAGTAAAATAACCCGCACTGTTAAAAGCAGGGCCGCCATATATAGTAAGATTTGTGTTATTACCACTTACATCATTCCATGTAGTACCACTACCAGGATACGACTTTACGTTAGCCGCATCCAGACACAGTACTAGACCATTACGAACGATACTAGGACCATGACCTAAACTCATACACCGTACCTTCCACGAAGGGCATCAAAGTTCTGGGAGACTTCTGCTGCTGTGAGTGCTCTGTTGTATATTTTTATATTTCCAATTTTTCCATTTAAATATCCCGAGTAACTGGCCTGTCCATGAAGTGCTCCAAAATCAGTTTGACCATCTGTAAAGCTATTAGATACGTTTCCAGTCCCTATTAATGAGCCGTTGAGATACAAAGTTTCTGCATTGGATGCAGAACGAACTAAAACTATTTGATACCATCTTTCATTGGACATTAAAGAAGAGACATTAATATTTAAAGAACCAGTAGTTCCTCCGCCGCCTCTACTAACGACAATAGTATTTGGAGTAAATGAAGTATTATTTGCCGATAAAACTCCAAATTCTATTTGACCAGCTCCTGTTCCTGTTCCCCCAGCAAATAACCAGGCACATTTGTTAAAACCTCCAAAGTTTCCAGTTATGCTTGTAAAATTTACCCAAATTTCATAAGAAAATAATTGAGTTCCAGAAAGAGGAGAAGGTGATGAGATGCTAGAATAATCATTAGTGCCATCAAAAACAATTGAACCCATATCTGCACTAGTATAAGTCGGGCCACCTGTAAGTGTGCCATTTTTTCCATTGCCACTTAGATCGGTCCATGTAGTACCACTACCAGGATATGACTTTACATTAGCCGCATCCAGACACAGGATTAAACCACTTCGAACTATACTTGTATTATAGGCAATTGCCATTACTCACCTCACGCTGTAATTAATTCATACGACGCTTTAAATGTCGTAGATGTTGCAGATGCAGGTGTAATTCGTATTCTTGTATTAGCAGCTGAAATATCACAATCAACGGAGAACAATGAACTGCCTGTCAACAGAGACGCAAATTCAGTCGCGATTGCCGTGGTTGTATTGCATACGACGAGCATCTTAGTTGTATGAATAACACCAGAGGATACTGCTTGGATTACAAACTCACCCGTATTATAAGTTGCTGTAGGATATTGAATGAGGGTAGTTTGTGTAGTCGCGGTTGTAGTTGTTGTTGCAGTATCACGGACTGAGATACCATCGAGATTAATGTCGCCAGTAACGCTTATTGTACCATTGGCTACAATAGATCCTACACTTAGAGAGACAAGATTCGCACCAACTTCAAATGAGACAGTTCCGTTTGATGAGTATACTTTTTGATCGGTAAGATTGACAGCAAGCTCCCCAGCATCAATAAAGGCTGTGTTACCGGAGTTAGTCGTGTTAGGAGTGCGACCAGATATAGTGGTACGCTTGAGCTGAATCTTATTATTAGCCATATGGCTCTCCAAGGCAGATATATATCTTATAGGCCAACTATATAGTTGACTTTATTACAATTGTATTTATAATGGGAACATGATGAAGATTGCTTTTATTGACACACTTGGTTTGACATATGATGGATCCACTCTCTCGAAGAGAGGTCTCGGTGGTTCAGAGTCAGCCGTCATCCGCATGTCCGAAGAACTAGCCAAGATCGGTTTCGACGTCACAGTCTACAACGACTGTACTTCTGATGATTCCAGGCCTGGTATCTACAATGATGTAAAATACTCGCCAGTTGAGAATGCCAAAACACATTGTCTGAAATACGATGTAGTTGTGGTTTCTCGTTCGATTAAGCCAATTGCAGAAGACTGGGGTATCGTGCTCGAAGCAAAGCATGTTTGTCTATGGATGCACGACACGTTTTGCGAAGGCGACGATCAGATTGAGTATCTGATTAACGTTGGCAAGCTCAACGAGATCTTCACACTCTCTGACTGGCATACTGGCTATGTCACTCATTGTGACCATGGTTTCCGCCGTAACTATGATGTTCTGAAGAACCACATCTTCATGACCCGTAATGGTATCAATGCTACTCCCAAAGAGTGGGTCAATATCCGCGATAAGGATCCTAACCTTTTTGTCTTCAATGCTTCTGTTACAAAGGGAATGATTCCTCTTGTCAAGCAGATCTGGCCTCAAGTGAAACGTAATATTCCTGAAGCTAAGCTGAAGATAATCGGCGGCTTCTATAAGTTCCGTGAAGCAGCAGGACCAGATCAGCAGCAGAAAGACTGGGCTGAGCTGCAGCTGCAGTATGGTGGAGACATCGAATTTACTGGTGTAATTACTCAGCAAGAGATCTCAGATATCCTCCGCAAAGCCTCCTACATGATCTATCCTGTAGGGTTCCCAGAGACGTTTGGCATCTCTACACTTGAGGCACTTGCTCATAATGTACCACTGATTACTTGTCAGTTCGGAGCTCTTGAAGAGACTGCAATCGATCTGGCATCATGGAAGATTAAGTATCCTGTCGAACCAAACTGGGCTATGCAATGGCTGAACCAGGAACAACAGGTTAACATCTTTGTTAACAAGGTTATAGAAGCATACAATACTCCTTATCTGCATCAACAGAAGATGTATGCTTGTAATCAGGTCAAGGACATCAGCACATGGGATACGGTTGCTCTTCAGTGGAAACAACATCTGTATAAGAAGCTCAGTGAGTTCTTGCCCATTGATGAATACCGTAAGGTATCTAAGATCAACGATAGGGTACACAAGGTCTTCGGTCGTCGCTGGACGAATCCAGAAGAGTTAGCTGTTCCTCGTCAGACATGGCAGAATAATATTCACGTTATCACACCTGTCTACAACGCAGAGAAGTACATCGAGCGCTGCATTCGGTCAGTAGCTCAGCAAGATTATTTTGACTATCGTATGGTTATTACCGATGATGCATCGACTGACAATACTGTTCAAGTAGCGTTAGATACAATCAACTCTCTACCCGAGCGCATTAGATATAAGTTTAAGCTAGTACATAATGACGAAAACCTCGGAGCTGTGCACAACCAGGTAATGGCAATCATAGACGAAGAGTGTGAATCGGGTATTGTTATGCTACTCGACGGGGACGATTGGTTGGTAAACGATCCTAACATCTTCCACATGTACAACAATCTGTACAATGAGGGCGCAGAGTTTACTTATGGGTCATGTTGGTCTCTTGCTGATAACATTCCCTTGGTTGCACAAGAGTATCCACCAGAGGTCAAGGCTAACAAGTCATATCGTGACTATAAGTTCAACTGGAACATGCCTTATACACATCTGCGTACGTTCAAACAGTATATGATGAGCAATTATTTGGCCACGCGTGGTAACCATGCTTTTAGAGACGAGAACGGCTGGTTGAAGGCTGGTGGTGATACTGCTATATTCTACGCTATGATTGAGGAAGCTAATCCCGACAACGTTGTCTGCGTAACAGATATCGTGTATAACTACAATGATCTCAATCCACTGAACGACTACAAAGTAAACTCAGAAGAGCAGACCAAGACTGCTAACAGAGTGCTCGCGGCCTCTCCCTTTCCTCCTGGACAATATGACCTGAGACCCCTATGATAAAAATTCTAATTGCTATTCCAACTGCTCGTTATATTGAGCCCGACACTTTCAAGTCAATCTACGACCTTGACATTCCAGAAGGTTATCATGTCGACTTTCAGTACTTCTACGGATACAGAGTCGATCAAGTTCGTAACCTAATTGCAGACTGGGTCGTACGTGGATTTGATTATCTGTTTGCTGTTG